TCTGGAAGTAGAGGGATTCCAAGAGCACATACAATTGGAAATAATATTGCAAGACTCAACCAGGGCATATTATAAGAAAAGAGTCAACCTTATTTTAACACAAAAAAGGGGGTATTGCTACCCCCCACATTTTTATTCGATTTCGATGTCAGGACCATATCCCTTTTGATAGTTGTTAATCCAGTAATAATATCCAATTTCTCCTGTTTCAGGATTAACTCTTTGATCTTCACTTCTTTTGATAACTTTATGTAGAGACCAAGTTTTGGGGCACTGACGTGCTTCTCCTGGAATGAAAATGCCATGCTGTTGTCCTGTTCTGTTTAGCAAATGCCATCCAAGTTCAGAAATTTTCTTTTTTGGTTTAGCAACAGGAAAATTGGAGATAGGTCCCTGACTGAATCGAGGGCAATCCATGATGTTGTTAGTGTCTCAATTGCCTACGTATTATAGCGTAAAAAAAGAGGGGCGTCAACTGGATTTTGCCAGTTGCCCCCCTGCGGCGACGATATTCAGTTTTATTTATGGAGTTGTTAAAAAGATTTCTGTTGTAGGTGGTCCATTAGGGTAGTGCGCTGCCGAGGGTCCAACTGCTAAAAAGAGTCATTGCGGTTCCAATGAAAAGAGTGGCGGCTGTCCAGTTCATAAGTCGTCCTCCATGCTACGTAATTATATATGAATTATGTATCATAGTGATACAAAAGTCTGTATCAACCACCACTAATCTGAAGTGATTGTTAGCAAATTACCACCAATCTTTGCGTTGATGATGTTCTGGAACAATCTTCCCTAGATCAATTACTAGTAACCCATCCTCAAAAGTAACTGATCTAACTTCCGTCTCGTCACTGAGGGTCCATGATCTTGTGAACGATCTCTGAGCCATTCCTCTATGAACATAAGTTCGTTCGGACTCAACATCTTCCTTTTGTCCTTCGACAAAAAGTTTACCGTCTTGTGTGTAGACATTTACTTCTTCCTTCTTAAATCCTGCGAGTGCTAACTCAAGCCTGGATTCTACATTACTGACCTGAATTAGATTGTATGGTGGATAGTTACTCTGCGTCTCATGAAGCGTCTGAAGACGATCAAAGTAATCTTCCATACCTATACTGTATTTATTTATACGATCTAACAGAGCAGGAATGTCTGCACTATGAAATTTCATTAAGTTAGTCATTTGACTTCTCCTTAAAAAGCGAGTTTGTGTTGTGTGGACCCGTTCGGCATCCACTACTATTTAATCACAAAACGAAAAAAAGAGGAACGGTAATAACCGAACCTCTTTATAGGGTGTTCCGACTTTCGTAGAGACCGCACGAAAGGTCTCACGTTTATTTAGTAACCTCAAGTCTATCTTGCATATGCCTAACTAAAAATAAAGATTGTCCTAACACTCTTTTTATTTCTTCTTTAGATTTTCTAGGATTTAAAAAAAGTTCTAAAACTCTTCTAGTTAAATTTTCAGTCTCTGGATACTCTTGTGTAAAAAAATAATAGCAATAGTATAAAGATCTAGTCCATATTTTTTTCTCTATGCAAATAGTATTAAAACAAGAGCGCAAAAGAAGTTTTGTATAATGTTGTATTGATAAATCTATTTTATTTTTTTCTGTTTCCCAGTTTTTGTCAATGAATTTAATAACTTCTATATTAAGTAATCTGAGATAATTTAGATCATCATTTTCCAATCCATCTAAATTTTTCGAATTTATACAATCAAAAGAAATAGTGCTTAATGATAGATCTTTACCCTTGATGCACTTTTGAATAAATCTATTTGGATAATCTGATTTAAAAAAATCTACATGATATACATTAACATCAACAAAGATATCAATGTTTAATTTTTCTTTTATTACACTAGATATTTTTGTGGAATAATTTTCTTTAAAATCTTCCTCTAGAGTTTCAACATTTTCTTTATCAGTAATAATAATAAAAAAATCTATATCAGAGTTCTCAGTTTCAGTATTAGTAGAATATGATCCACTAATATAAACAGAATGAAACTCTAAAGATAGTTTATCTATTTCTTGAAGAAATAAATCTGAAATTTTTTGTGCTTTTAGACTTAATTCTTTTTGTATGTCTTCATTAACAAGATTGTTATTGGAATCTACTTCCCAATAACAACCATGTTCTTTAATTTCAACCACAATTACTCTGCAGTTTCTTCTACTTTTTTCTTCTTAGAACCAATATTATATTTGGTCTCAAGAATCCAGTCTTGCTTATCTTTGTATGCAAGAACTTTGATTTGGTTTAGTGGTGCAATATCAGTAATTTTAGTTACATCAACAATACCAATAAGACCCCAATCAGCAAGAAGTTGAGCAATGCGGTTACGACGCTGGACGTCGTTCTGTGTGAGATTTGCATGTTTGCCATCCAATGCAAACAACTCTTTAAAATGAACTAAAAAATATCTACCTTGCTTGTGCAAAATATGGCAAGACTGATAAATCTTCTTTTCTTTCCTTGATGCTACGCCGATTCGTGTCAAAGTTTCACGCACTTTCAAAAAGTCATCAGGTTCATTGAGAACCACTTCAACCATTTGTTCAGGCGACCACTTCACTTCAGGTTCTTGAACGACACTCATGCTTTTCCTCCAGTTTCAAATTTCGATTTAATAAATGCAAGTTGTTCTTTAGTTAGAATCCTCAAAGCTTGCTTTGCCTTTTCATTACTATAACCATAGTATTTTTTGACATAATCAAGATCTTTGATTTTATCTTGTCGGAGCCAGGGAGAGAACCTCTTCTTTTTCCTCAGACTATTTAGTAAAAATTCATATTGCAATTTCTTAGGCAAGAAGTTGTATTTGTTCATTTCATTGGCGAACATAATACAATCCAAATGCCCAGAAAGACATCGATTTACAATGTATGGAGGATATTCTTTTTCAAGTGAAGGATCTTCATCGATTAGATTCTTCTTTGTCTGATTGATACTGTTCAACCAATCCTTCAATTCCATAATTAAAAAGCACAAGTTCTTTACGTTCTTTTTGCTCTCGCATATACTCACCCACCGAACGCATGGTGTATGTGAGATCAAACTCTCCTACTTCCCATCCTTGGAAACGATCTTTGACCAATTGAGACGAATTGTAAGATATGAGTTGAGGACCAACAAACCGATCACAATCGGCAGCAAAATCATCGTGGTCGAATCGTTTATGCATACTCCCTTTCCGTCCATAAAGGTTATCTCGTATGTCGTAGGGGGGATCAAGGTAGGTGAAGACATCTTTGCTGTCAGTAAGGAGTCCTTCATAAGACCAATTAGTAATTTCCCAATTTTTAATTAGTTGCGTGTATCCTGGGAGTTTTTCAATTCCTCGCATTGAGAAGTTGGAGTCTGATGCTTGGGCACTGAAGGATGACGATTCAGTGAGCCCACTAAAGCTGCACTTGTTAACAACGTAAAAAGCAGCAGCGCGAAATAAATCCGACTTGTTGTAGTCATTTACGATATCCTTTGCTTCGAGAAATAAACCTTTTGCTGATCCACGATCGGGATATCTGGACTTCAGTTCTTGAAGTCTTTTATACATTTTGTATCCATCCCGTGGATCTTGTAGAACTCTCCAAAAATTGTAGAGTGGTTCATAAAGATCATTAACACGAATTTTCAGATTCGGATACTTCTTAGTGATGTAAATTGCAACACTACCGCCACCAAGAAATGGTTCACGATATTCCTTGTAATCACGAAGATCAGGAATATATTGATCTAGTTTGACGCACGCACGGGATTTACCCCCTGGGTAGCGTAATGGAGTTTTCAGGGATTTCATAATCAGGTTCGTTATACTTCAAATATTCCCAAAAGGTCAGTTTCATTTCCTTGTGGGTCATACCACAATGTTTTGCGGCAGCAGGTAGAGTCATTTTAGCACGGAATAATGCATCATTTGCTTCTGCAACATTCTGTGGTGTAGTCTTCACTCTTGGTTCAACTAGAGATTTATAATCAATTTTAAGAAGACTCATAACATGTCTCCATAGGGTGTGCCATCCTTATGAAGAAGAACTCCATCAACCTTATCCATCAGATCAAGCATACTTCCATGCATCAGACGGTATCCAT